GGAGGAACTTACTACTGGTCCAATCCAGATGGTTCTGCCGCAGATGAAAAAGATATTCCAGACGAAGAACAAGATGAAAGAGAACCACTATCAGCAGAAAAACAACAAGAATTAAATGAAAAAGATTCAAAAGAGTGTGATAAGTGGTTAAATATGACAAAGGAAGAATCACTAAATCAATCAGCAGATGATGATGGTGACGGAGGAGCAGCAGGAGATTTAGAATCAAAAGCTGGAGAAGCAGTTACCGTAGCAGGTGCAAAACGAGTTAAAGAGTTAATGACCACATCACCAAAAAAGACTTATGAAGAAGCTCGTGAAATAGTTGAAAAAGAAATGATGAGTAAAGTTAAAAAAGGTAGTTTATTAACAAAAGATTGGGTTCAAGCAGGACTAAACGCTATGGACAAACTTCACGAAACTTATAAAATTGATAAAATTAAAAACTTTGGTTGGGATACGAAAGCAGGTAGAGAACTTGTTGGTAGTGACGGACACGGAACTTCATCTGATATGTTTATAGAATTAGATGATGGAACCGTAATTGGTGCTTCTTTGAAAAAAGACTTCAAAGTGTTTATTGTCAATGGTGGTATGAAAGACTCAGTTGAACAATTAGAGAAAAAACTTGGGAGTGAATTACCAGATAATTGTCAATCAAAACATTACAACGATAGAAGAGCTGAAATTTCCAAAAAGGGTATTGAAAAACTTAAAAACAATAAGAAAAAAGTTGATGAAGTAAGTAAAAAACTCATCAATGATAGAGACCACTTTAAAAAAGTATTTGGGCCAAAAGCGGTGGTTGTAAATGCCAGATTGAGAGATATATTAGCTCCAGATATGATAAGTAAAGACGACTTCAAAAAACTTTCTACTGATGAAAAGTTTGAGTTGTTGAAAAAGTTTGGACCAGACAGACTAACTGAAAAGGTTTTAAATCTTGGAAAGACAGGTAAAGATATTAAATTCTTAGCAGCGTTTTGTAAAGACCCAGAAATCAGAAAAGAATTTGGAATTTATGAAGAACTTCGAGCGTTAGATAATGAAATGACTACAAATATCTTTGAGCAAATCAGAAGAGGTGGGCCGGCAAATGGCGCCTTCAAAGAGTCAGTAGTTAAAGATTTACATTTAGGAGATACTTTATTTGGAAAACCACCACAATTAGATAATTTTACTACTATCTTTGGTGAGAAACCACCAGTTCAAATGACACCTGAAGCCATTACAAGTATTTTTGGTGTTGGTGAAGAATACGAACAATGGAACAAAGAAAAAGACCCTAAAAAGAGAGAAGAATTACAAAAACAAATGTTAAGTAAAATTAAAGATAATTTAGTTGTTACGAAAGCAAAAGGAAAACCAGTTATTGCAGTTAAGGTTACGGACCCTGACACAGGTGAGATTTCAGAAGTTCCTTTGTATGAGTTAAAAGTTAGAACTAAAGGTATTGGTAATCCACCAGGTATGGAAATATCACAAGGTGTATTAGGTTCACTATCATTAAAGAACGGAACAGCAGACTTTACCAAATGGCCAGACGGAGATAAGAAGAAGTTTGCAAGTGAGGAAATGAAAGATATCAAATCTATTGTTGATGATGACGAATTTGACTATGAACAAAACAAAGAAGAATTAAATGATAGATTGCAAAAAATGAAAGATGTAGCTGGTGAAGATGATAAAAATGTTAAAAAACTACAAGCTTTAATTGATGAACAAGAGAAAGAAAATATTTAATGAAAACTCAATTACTATGCACCTTTACAACAAAACAAAGACTTAACGAAGTCGTTGATATCATTGTAACTTGTAATGATGTATTGTATGAAAAGATATATGTATTTCAAAACACCAATGAATTAAATCAATTAATCTGCACATATAATATTGAGTATCAACACGACTATCAAGAAAATGTAATCGATACCATATCACTTCACAGAAAGAAACAAAGTAATACACTCTACACAATCAACGCATTAAACGAAGTTATCAGAGAAAAGAACGACGGCGTATTGGATAAATCATATATGGTTGATTGGTTAGAATTTGAAAACACATTGTTATTAACGAACGAAATCGGTTTACAAAAAATACCTACCAAAATATTCCAAATCATAGACACAACCACTTGGGGAAAAAAATAAAAAAAAGCTTGACATTGTCATAAATCTTTACTATATTATAGTGTAAGTTTTTTGACAATTAACAAGGTTCGTAATGAGACGAACGGCGTAAGCCAGGCGAGGTGTGGTGTGGGTTCTCATTGTGAAAAAAAATAAAAAAAAAGCTTGACTTTTTCATTTTTTCTTGTTATATTATAGTGTAAGTTATTTGACAATTAGGTAGTAAATTCATCACGAAAATCTTATCGTGTCCCGTGGGGCGATGTTAACGGCGTTAAGACAGGTTAGTGAAGGTAAACAAACAAACAGAATCACTTTGGAAGCATTGTGTGGTTTGTTCCGATATGCCAGTTGGATTGACATTGAATCAGATACTTGTTTTAGAAATATTACTCGGGGTTCTTTGCCAGTTGGGTGTCAAGGGGTGGTGAGAAAAGTAGCTCGTGGGAGAAACTCAGTTAGCTTATAATGACTTGTTATGACCTAAAGAGTGAGGCCTTGAGATGTTTACTACCTTTGTTAAAAAAAAATTAAAAAAAATCTCATTTTGGGATTTTTGTTTTATATATATAAATATACTTAGTTAGTTAGGTATTAGTTTTTTGACAATTTGGAATTGGAAAGTATAGAGAGTAATTAACTCTATATGGGATTGGCTGAAAAATGGGTAGACATTTGAAGCCCATAAGGCAATCTAAGACAAAGTTGTGGTGACTTGATAGTTGGAAAATATTTTAACTATCTATATCGACAGATATTGTCTAATGTATTTCCGTAAAAAAAATAAGAAGATGATTCTTATGACTCTATTGTAGGTAAGGGTAAAACTGAAATCCTACTTAATGGCTGAATAATCTACACTTGGAGAGATAAAGCATTTACATAGAAGTTGTATTCACATCAATGAGGAATAACCACCTTGAGATGAACTATCGTAACTGATAGATGTAAAGTTTAGAGTTAAAAAAATCCAAGACGGAAATTGTGAGTAATCATTAATCTCGCATCCCCAACATATTCCAAAATTTTAAAGCCCCAACGATTTTTAGTTTCCACCTTTTATACAGACTTAAAAACAATGGGGCTTTTTTTTTACTAAAACGCAAAAAAAATTACATTTTTACAAATATATATTATACTTATTAATGTATCAAGGTTATACTTGATTAATAAATGACAAATGAAAAATAAAAATAGGAGAATGAAAAATGGACTTAAATGCAATTCGCAAACGTCTCGGTCAATTACAGACCACAAACAATCGCACATCAAGTTTATGGAAACCACAACCAGGTAAAACCCAAATTCGTATCGTGCCTTACGCATTCAATAAAGATAATCCTTTTATTGAATTATTCTTTCACTACAATCTGAACAATCGTTCTTATTTATCACCAATCAGTTTTGGTCGTCCAGACCCAATTGAAGAGTTCGCACAAAAACTCAAAGGTAGTGGTAATAAAGAAGATTATCAATTATCTAAGAAACTTGAAGCAAAGATGAGAACCTTTGCGCCAGTTATCGTTAGAGGTGAAGAATCTCAAGGTGTGAAATTTTGGGGATTTGGTAAAACGGTTTATCAAGAACTACTATCAATTATAGCTGACCCTGATTATGGCGACATAACAGACCCAGTTAACGGTAGAGATGTAGTGGTTGAATTCATTTCAGCAGAAGAAAGTGGTGCAAGTTTCCCTAAAACAAACATTAGAGTGAAACCTAATCAAACACCAATTTCTGATGAACCATCAGTGCTTGAAAAAGTCAAGACATCACAGAAAGACATAACTGAAATTTATCAAGAGCAGTCATACGAGGACTTAACTAATGTTCTAAACGAATGGTTAAATCCAAGTGAGGACTCAACAGAAGAGGAAGAAGTGAAACAAGAAAGTGTTTCAACTTCTGACTTAGGAACTTCTAAAGTGAAAGACACTTCAGAAGCTTTTGATGAATTATTCAATTCTTAAACAATAACAATGTGGGGGTTGAATAATCAATCCCCATACAAACACGGAGTAAGAGAATGTCAGTAAATGATGTATTGGCTAAAACATTAGCCGACTCTTTGAATAAAAAATTCAAAGACACAAACAAAGTAGCATACTTCTTAGACGGAAGTGATGCGACACCAACAGATATCAAGGAATTTATCTCAACAGGTAGTTCCACATTAGACTTGGCTATATCAAATAAGCCAAACGGGGGTATTGCAGTTGGTAGAATTACAGAAATCAATGGATTAGAATCAAGTGGTAAATCATTACTTGGTGCACACATCTTAGCAGAAACTCAAAAGAAAGACGGAGTAGCAGTTTATATTGATACTGAAACATCAGTCAGTCAAGAGTTTATGGAAGTCATTGGTTTAGATTTAAATAAGATGTTATATTTACATTTAGAAACCGTAGAAGAAATCTTTGAAGCAATTGAAGAAATCGTAACACAAGTTAGAGAATCTGATAAAGATAGGTGTGTAACGATATTGGTTGATTCATTAGCAGCCGCATCAACGAAAGTTGAAATGGATGCGGACTTCGATAAAGACGGATATGCCACATCAAAGGCAATCATTATATCAAAAGCTATGAGAAAAATCACTCAAATGATTGGAAGACACAACATAGCATTGGTATTCACTAATCAATTAAGACAAAAACTTGGAGTAATGTTTGGAGACCCTTGGACAACAAGTGGTGGTAAAGCATTACCATTTCACGCATCAACTCGTATCAGACTAAAGAATATGGGTCAGATAAAAGATACAGGTAAAAATGTATTGGGTATGAAGTGTAGAGCACAGATTGTCAAGAATAGATTAGGTCCACCTTTGAGACACGCAGACTATGATATGTATTTCGATAGAGGAATCGACAACTATGGTGGTTGGTTAACCGTTATGAAAGAACACAAACTTGTAAAAGTGGGTGGAGCTTGGTATACATTAGTGGACCAAAACGGAGATGAACATAAGTTTCAGTCAAAAGATTGGGAAGAATTAATTACCAAAAATGATGAACTGAGAGAATATGTTTACCAACTCATTTGTGATAAGGTTATATTACAATACAAAGAAAAACTTGGTATTGATGATGTAGAATTCACAGATGAGGTGCTCGGTGATTAACAAAAGACACCTATCGATTTTAGACGAAATCAAAAAATCTGGCGGCGAAATAGATAGTGGAAAACCTAATGACTCGGTTTTATTGATAGACGGAATGAACACTTTTATTAGAGTGTTTTCTGCGATACCAACTACTAATGAGGACGGAGTTCACGTTGGTGGAATAGTTGGTTTTTTAAGGTCATTGGCTTTCGCAATCAATATGATTAGACCTACCCGAACAATCGTTGTGTTTGACGGAAAGGGTGGGTCTAACCGCCGTAGAAAGATATTTCCACAATACAAAATGGGAAGAAAAATGTCGTATCGTTTGAATAGAGCGAACAATTATTTGACTCGTGAAGAAGAACAAAAGATGATGATACGACAACTCAATCGTGTTGTGGAGTATTTAGAGTGCTTACCAATCACACTCATCAATATAGAAAACAATGAAGCAGATGATGTGATTGGGTATTGCACAAAACATATCTTCAAGAATAACAAGTCTACAATTATGTCAACAGACAAAGATTTCTTACAATTAGTAGATGAAAATACAAAACTTTATTCACCAACAAAAAAGAAAATGTATGATGAACAAAAAGTATTTGAAGAATATGGAATACACCCAAAGAATTTTTTATTATTTAGAATGTTTGACGGAGATAAGTCAGACGGAATACCAGGTGTAAATGGTATTGGTATGAAAACATTAGTAAAGTTATTTCCATTTATGGAAACAGAAGAAAAATATACATTGGACGATATATACAGAAGTGCAGAAACACAAAAAAATCCATTGTGTGAAAAAGTATTACAATCAAAAGATTTATTAGATATGAACAGAAGACTTATGGATTTAGATGATAGTATTATATCTGGCAATACTAAATTAAAAATTAAAGAAATAACAGAAAGACCAATTCAACGAGTAATCAAACATAGATTTCAGAAGATGTTTTTAGAAGATAAATTATATCAAGCATTACCTAATCTAAATAGTTGGTTGGCAACAACATTTAACAGATTAAACTTTATGGCGGAGGAAACACATAAATGAACAGACAATTAATTAACGGAGATTGTTTAGAAGAAC